TCAGCGGCAAAATATTTGCAGGCCGAACCGGTCGGCTTCAGCCTTCTGGGCCTGCCGCCCGATCGCTGCCGCCTGCTCCGGATTGGTTGGATTGCCGAGCTTTGCGCCATGGGCCTTGCGGGCCACCAGCGCGGCCTTGGTCCGCTCGCCGATAACTCGACGCTCCTTTTCCGCCAGCGCGGCGTAGAGATGCAGCATGAATGGATCGGCGTCTGCTCCGAGCTCGGCAACGATGAACGGAACACGCTGCGCCATCAGGCCCGAGATGAAGGCCACATCACGAGAAAGCCGATCAAGCTTTGCGACCAGCACCGGGCCCTTGGCGCTCCGGGCAGCAGCGCGAGCCGCGGCCAGTTGCGGCCGTCGATCCAGCGCGTCAGATCCCTTGCCGGTTTCGATCTCGACGAACTCGGCTAGAATCGTGATCCCCTCACATTCGGCGAAGCGGGCGACCGTAGATCGTTGCGCCTCGATACCAAGTCCCGATCGACCCTGCCGCTGAGTTGAGACTCGATAGTAAGCGACAGCATTGTGCATGAGTATTGGTCCAGATCTTCTACCAAACAGCATACCACCGTTTGCAGTTTGGTCGTAGGCCAATTAGCCCGGCTGCTTCAGAAATAACAGCCAGTTCTGACCCTCACTGACCCAACTATCTTTCACCATGGGTTTTTGCTCGACCAGCTTGTAGCCGGACATTTCGTAGAGCTTTCGAGCTGTGCTGTTGTTATCCGCGACGATAATGCTGAGACCCTTACTGCCCCGATCAGCCGCAAGCTGGTCAGCTGCCGCGAGCAGACGTTTACCGTACCCCTTGCCGCGGTGATCCTCGTAAACCGCGAGCACATTCACAATACCAAGTCCCTGGCGCGATATTCTCCAGCTCCTGAAGCGGGACAAACATCGCCGGCATCTCCGGCCCGATCGGCTCAGGCGCTTCTGGGAGCGGATACCCGATCAGTGTTCCGACGATCTGACCTGCTGCTTCGGCCATCACACCATTGCGATAGGAGAAGCTCGCCTCCTCGCGGCCAGCACGCTCACGGCCGACCTCGCACGGGTCCTGACCGGCATGGGCCATCTTTGACCAGAGGTGATACGGCAGGCCTTCGCCAGCGATGTTCACCAGCGCGGCAAGGTCGGCCGCGTCGGCGGGATTAGCAGGGCGGATTTTGAAGCTCACAAGGACTCCGAGCGGCCAGTCACGTACGTGAACCTACAAGAGTCAGCACTGACCCGCGAGGGTCCGACGCAAACTGACCTGTGTCCCGGTTGATTGCCTCCCTTCTCTCGATGAAACATTTCTGCATGCAGAGAAACATCAACCCCTGCCAGAGGCCACAATCCCGAAATTGACTGCGCCTACCTCCGGCACGTCGGGAACACCTCTGTTCCCTTGAGGAGTGAAGCAAATGCACAGGTCATTTGGAATGAACAGCAAGCCTCGGTCGATGAAGTGGGAGGACGTGATGCGCGGTCCTACGCTCGCCGAGGTGGGAACGCATATCCGCAAGATTACCCATTACCAAAAGCTCGTGCGGCGGCCCGAGCGGTCTCGCTGATTGCAGTTGTTCAGGGGGTTTCCATGTCAGTTCTGACCTTTTCACCTGTTCACCGGGTTGGCGCTGCTCCGGCGGCGAGTATCCGGGCGTTTGTGAAAGCAATCAGCAGGGAAATTCGAGTTCGCACCGGAGAGCGGCAGCTGGAGAGCCTTCCAGACCACCTTCTCCGCGACGTCGGTGTCTCCCGAGGCGAAATCCGCAACGTTGTTCGGTTCGGTCATTCCAACTGATGCGACAAACGTTCCTAAGTTCGCTGAGAGCGACCATGCAATGCGGCCTCACACTATGCGCGCCGCATTGCTTTCCTTAAAGTACCGTTGCCTCACGCTGCGCGTGATCCGTTGACCGGGAGACCGACCCTGCGCAGCCGATCCAGTACGGCGCGCAGCGCAAGTAGCTCGCCTTCGAGGAGAGCTGCTCGGACGCGGCGGTCCTTTGCTGCATCGTCGGCAGGCTGCAAGGAACTTGCGGGCGAATATACGCGGAACAGCTCGGAGGAATCCACGCGATAGGTCCCCTCTGTCATGGACGCGGGTACACGTCCGGCCTTGATGGCCCGCATGAGGGTGCTCCGGCTGATCCCGACCTGTTGTGCCGCTTCCCTAACACTAAAAATGGGTCATGGCTGGTTCTCCGTGTGTAAACCACCGCCCATCCTGGGACGGCATGGTTTCTCTAGAGTTAACAGCTTGTCAGCCACTTCCTCCGCCAAGCTGATGGCAGCCTTGACTATGCAGATTTACGCCGCTGGCGCCCAAGCGGGACTATGTTGCTCGCCGTGGCAAACCTTGATCGGGGCTCGTTGCGCCGCTCTCGTCCGGTTCGCCAGTTCCCGGCTTCCCGTCCCACATCAACTTGGCGACGATCAACTCCGCTTCGGCGGTCGGCCGATCGGCAAATTAGTTTCAGATTTGTCGTCATGATACTTCTGTAGACCGCAACATCGAGCGGTGCACTAGAAGCTGGCACGCTTAGTTAAAGTCTGACCGGGGCCGCGCGCGAGCGTTCTGGCGAGCCCTGTCGGGAGGGAACAATAAGAAAGGCTGGCAGGAGTTGAAGTCCTGGAACCTATCGGCCCGGTGTGACGCCTCATGCCGGGCCAGTTCTTCAGACTAAGAGGCTCCGGCAGCGGCCCTAGCTGCCTCAGGGGGCTTCGGCTGAATCCCTGCTCTCGACCTAGCAGCCCGCCTCGTTAATGCTTGTTGAAACCAGCGTCATAGCCCGGCGTCAGAATACCGCGCGGGCCAAGGATTGGATTTGTTGCTGGAATGCCGCGGCTGCCCCCACGCCCGCGAGGACTAGCGCTACCGAAAATACCAGCAGACCCTTGCTCGGGAGATGTGTCGCGCGCTCCTGTAGCCGGTGTAGTCGCTCGCGAATATCCCTGACATCCGTGCGGATCTGAGCGACATCCCGCTGAAGGTGGGCTGTGGAAGCCTCAAGATGGGCCAGGCGTGCCTCCAATCCGGCTCCCGGATGGGGCTCGCTGGACCGTGACGACGCTTGTGAGTTTTGTCCCGCAAAATACGCGACGAGTTCATCCATCCTGCTAATCAGGCCGGCCAAGGACGATGAACCAGGGGAGGACTGTTCCTCTGACGCGTTCAGGGCTACGGGCTGCTGTTTGGCATTGCCGGAGTCGTCGTCAACGGGTGATACCGGATATAGTCGCATCCCTATCCAACAGCCTTGTGTTGCGCCCTAAGTGAACCACTCTGAGTGCCCGCACTCAACGGCCTGAGATCTAGTTCCTTAAAAGGCAGAACACAAACCTACCTAGCCGCATTGCTCTCGGACACGCATATGTGTGTCACACTTAAGCCTCCGTTAAGTGTGCTTGTTTTTGCTGAGCAGTTTTGGAGCGTGTCATGAGTAGCCAAACTTCTCTTCCGATTGCCCGCATTCCAAGTGTGATTGCGGCAACTCCTGAGGAACAGCGAATGGAGAGGCTTGAGTTCCGCGGTCAGTCCGCGCGCCCCGCCGGCAATCCGGGGCCGGAGGTCAGGTCGGTTGACGGTGGCTCCGTTTCGATCCCTTCTGCAATGCCTGCAGAAACTGATACTCGCCGGGAAAGCGGACTATCGGACCGGCTAGATGAGCAATTAAGAGCAGCGCGCGTGATGAACGAGCTTTTCCCTGCCGGCGTCCAGATCAACGCCGCGGAGCAATTTGCGACGCTACGGCTGTTCACCGCCCTCGTGGCCAACGTTGCCCAGTTTGCCCAATCTGGTTTGCGGAATCCCATGCCCGTTCGCGACGTGAAGAGGCAAGCAGAAGCGCTTGACGAGATGGCCGGATCGCTCGGGCAGCGCTAGCGCGCGCGATACCTGGTTCATACAATCCCTAGCAGCTCGCGCCGGCCCTTGCGCCACCGATCCAGACCCGCACGCCTGAGGGAATCCTCGTCCGAGACGTTGCTGCACGCGAAGGTCAGGAACGCGTCGGCCCCGTGTGATGCCTCGTCATGGCGAGGCCGGTCCTTCCAGACGCCGCTGCGCTCATCCCATTCCTTGCGATAGGCCCGCAGCCGTTTCAGTCCGACGCTGCAGCCGGCCTCGTCGAACTGGCAGCGCGGGAACATGGCGCGGGCAGTGCCGATCGCCTCCACCTTGTTGACCGGCCGCTGCACGGTGCGGGGGCGAATGCCCTGCTTCTCGGCGACACCCAGCGTGCCGCCTTCCAGCCAAAGACTCTCGCGGTCCCCGTCATGCGGCCAAAAGTGGTCGCCGAAGGTGATGTCGCGCTCCGCCCCCCAGTCCTTCAGCCAGCGCACGTAATGGCCGATGAACTCGCCGGAGTTCTCGTAATAGCCGACGAAGCGGTGGAAACCCCCGATCGCCTGGTGCAGCCAGATGGTATTCAGGTCGTTGCGGCCGAGATCTCAGAAGGTGTTGACCAGATAGCGGGGATCGACCGGGTATGCGCCGATGCGCCCGAGCTTGGCGGCAGAAGCGAGCTGGACGAAGAAGTAGGCGCCCTCCAGAGCCTGCTCGAACGCTTCGTCGGGGGTGGACGGGTATTCCCGCCGCATGTCCCCCTCCATGGTCCGCTCCTTCTTCACGTACCAGGCTTTTTGGGCCTCGCTGAGGTGGATGCCCTCGGCTTGGAGCCGGTCGAAGTAGCGCCGGTATTCGTCGCCGATCGTCACGGCGGCATCGTCCAGCGCATAGGCCGGGTTGCGCCACCACGGGAAGAAGTGGAAGCGGTAGTCGAGGGAAGACAGCGGCTTGCCCGAGGCGGCCAGAGTGCGGGCTTCCTGGCACATCCGGTAGAAGGCGCCTTCCTGCCCCTCGGCCGTGCTCTCGATGACGATGAACTGGCCGGCCTCCACGGTGTTCAGCGCACCCGTGACGATCTCCCGGGCTTTTTCCGGATACTCGGCGCAGATTTTCCGAACTCGGAGACGTGCAGGTACTGAAGGGTCCCCGACCGCATGGAGGTGGAGACCCGGATGGAGCGTTGTTGCCGAAGGTGAGCGTGTCGGCAGAATCCTGCACGGCCGGGCAGGCAAGCTTTAGCCCCTCGTCCAGCTGGTCGTAGGCGTATTTGATCTTGTCGCGGAAGATCACCTTGGCGTCGTCCAGCTTGTGGGCGATCACCCTGGCCCGGGTGTTCGGGGTGAAGACGCAAGCGTCCAGGTAGACGAGGCAGCACAGCGTCGTGAAGCCGAGCTGCCGGGCCTTCAGGATAATGTTGGCCGAGTGCAGCTCATCCAGGAGCGCCAGCTGCGCCTCGTTTGGGCGGAACGGCACCTGCCGGCCGGCCTTGTCGGTGATCGTGTAGAGGTTTGACAGGCGCCAGCGCGGATCGAGGAACTGGCTTGCCCCCGCCCGCTCATTTATGGATGCGCCGGCCGCGCTCGGAGATGCGGTCCATCAGGCTTTTGACGGGATCGGCCAGGTCATGGCTGACCTCGTTGACAGTGGTCTCCTTCCAGCGGGCCCGGGTCTTCAGCCAGAAGATGGCGGCCACTACCGCCTCACGGCCTTCCCCGGTGGCCTTGCGGTAGAGGTTCTCGGCCACCTTGACGTTGGCCTTGACGTGGCCGTTGTCGAGCTCGTCCCGGTAGTGCTTGCGGAGCGTCTTGGGATCGATGGCCAGGACCCGGCCTATGTCGATCTCCGGGACGCCATAGGCCGCCATGGCTTCCACCTGGCGGCGCAGCGCCGGGGTGGGCTCGTGTGAGGGGCGGCCCATCAGCGTTCCTCCACCAGGCGCCAGGTCCGGCCCGCGGGCAGCTGGCGCTCGCCCCGGCCGGTACCAATGTGCTCGAACACCCGGCGCAGGAGAAAGGAGCGGACCAGCGAGACGGCGGTGAACGCCGCGGCGATGGCGCTGTCCTGGGTTAGCGTGGTGTGGATGCCAAACAGCGGGAAGACGAGCTGCTGGGCAGCGAGAGCGACAAGGTAGCCGACCAGGACGTTCGCGCCTGCCTCGCTCAACGAGGCTGAGCGGCTCTGGAAGCGGCGGAAGCTCATGGCTGGGCTCCTGTGGCCTGCACGGGGCCGCTGTGGGCTCCTGGCGCCCTGTGGTGGCCGTGTGCGGCTCCTGGGCGGCTCTGGCCGCCTCCAAGGCGCTCTGCCGCTACCTGGGCAAAGGAGCGCCCGACAGCTTCCAGCGTGGCCTCGCCGCCCGTTCCCTCCTGCCAGCGCCGGACGATCACGTCGCAATAGCGGGGATCAAGCTCGATCATCGCGGCACGGCGGCCGGTCGCCTCGGCAGCCATCAGTGTGGTGCCAGAGCCGCCGAACGGGTCCAGCACCGTGTCCCGGCTCTTGGAGGAGTTCCGGATGGCACGCTCGACCAGGGCGATCGGCTTCATGGTCGGGTGCAGGTCATTGGCCCTGGGCTTCTCGCAGGCCCAGACATCGCCCTGGTCCCTTGCTCCGCACCAATAGTGCCGGTTGCCCTTCGGCCAGCCATAGAGGATCGGCTCGTGTTGGCGCTGATAGTCGGAGCGGCCGAGCGGGAAGCCGGACCTGGACCAGATCACGAAAGTGGACCAGTGCCCCCCGGCAGAGACAAAGGCGCTTTTCAGCGTGTCGATCTCCGCACAGGCCATGCAGATGTAGATCGCACCCTTGGTGACCGAGAGCATGGCCGAGCAGGCGTCCTGCAGGAACGCCCCAAAGCCTGACCCGAGCGCGTCATTGGCGATGCGGTCTCGCTTCCCTGCCCCACCTTGGTAATCAACGTTGTAGGGCGGATCGCAGAAGACCATGTCGGCCAGTCCGCCGGCCAAAACGCGGCTGAGGTCTTCCGGCCTGGTAGCATCGCCACAAAGCACGCGGTGCTCGCCCAGCAACCACAGGTCGCCTTCCCGGCTCACCGGCTCCTCGGGCGGGTCCGGTGCCTCGTCGGGGAAAGTTGCCGCCAAACCCTGCTGGAACATGTCCACCAGCCTGCCGACCTCGCTCTCGCCAAAGCCGGCGAGAGACAGGTCGAAGCCGATCGCGTCCAGGTCGGCCACTTCCGCCACAAGCAGCGCATCATCCCACCCGGCATTGAGCGCCAGCTTGTTGTCGGCCAGCACATAGGCCCGCTTCTCCGCCTCGCTCAGGCCGGACAGTTCTATGACCTGCACCGTGTCGAGCTTCAGCTTGCGTGCCGCCATCAGCCGGCCGTGGCCGGCGATGACCGCCGTTCTCGCCATCCACCAGGATCGGGTTGGTCCAGCCGAACGCCTCGATAGAGCCGGCAATCTCCGCCACCTGCGTGTCGGAGTGGGTGCGGGCGTTCTTTGCATTAGGGATCAGCGCCGACACGGGCCGCTGCTCGACTTTCAGACTACGTCCCGCCAGGCGTTCGAAAGATAGCGCGGTGGACATTGTTACCGTCCAGTATCCGTCGGATGATCTTGCCACATATTGCCAATAGAGTAATACGACAGACCTACGCAGAAGCACGCTTTTCTAAAATTTGCAAAGATTTACATGCCGAAGTGGAAATAGGTCTGCTGGTTCCGCAAAATCGTGAGCTCACAAGAACCCTGCACCGGAGATTCATTGGATGTTCCGCTGCAAAGCGTCGCAAGATGCAGTCGCCGGAGAACTGGGCCAATCTGGTTGGGAGCTCAGATCCGATCCCCCCGCAATTGAAAATGTTCTACATTGAGCCCAAGCTTTGTAGGTTACGATTGGAGAGGACACCGCG